CTCGTTTCAAACCACTGTTATCGTGAATTCTCTGGTGCGCGACCGACTCAGCTGTCCACAACGCAGCCCTCTTCTGGTCTTCAGTAAGCGTGTTGCCAAACTGGTCGATATATGCATCGATGACTGCAACCATCGCTTTAGACGAGTGCTGACTATTAAAGTCTTCGAAATCTAAACAATATGCTGACTTATTCTTCAAGACGCCACTAACTTTACCGTAGACATTGCTCTCAGTCGCATCAGGACCAACTGGGAAGTAGCTCGGTAACACTTCTTCACAGTTTGAAAACGCGAGCTGGGCCATAATATAACTCGTGAGGTCAGTGCCGTAGATCGCTCTCTGTTTACCCCACTCGTACTTCATTGATGACCAAGCGTGTATCTCAGGTTTCCTGACTATGATATCATCTAATTCCATCATCGGCATAGCAGAGATGGATATAAATTTATTCTTAAGTCGAGGGTCCGAAGTGAAGACGTAAGCGCTGTCCTCCGCGTATTGCGAGTGTATACTCCCTGACGCACTCCACTGCCATCTATTTGCCCAGAAGGTCCTCCAGTCCATGCTGGTCGGTTGCCTCCCTGCTCGTGCTGCATCAGCAAAGACGAGACGAGCCCTCTCATAAACGTGCTCATAGCTGAAGTTGGCTAGATTGGGCCTCGTTCTATTCTCATACTCTTGCTGCCAGTCGACGGTCCCAACGCCCCTATTCACAAGAACATCCAGCTCGAAGAATGGTCTGAGGTCATCTTTCACTATGTTCTGGAGAGACTTAGCTTCAGCAGATAGAGCCTTGGTCGCCTTCACAAATTCACTCACGGTTGAAATTGCAAAAATGTTTGACCTTAGTATCTCCCCCTGCTGCTCTTTAGTCAGGCATCCGAACCACAGCATCACCCCAGCTGCCATAGACGCGTTTGCATCACGCGGCACTTTGACGATCTTCTTCACATAATCCCTCTCTGGGCCCAGAGCCTCAACTACCTCATGCACTAGGAAGTGTATGTGGTGGTTGGCAGTCACTTTAGACTTCGGCAGGCTCTGCATGCCGACGTAGCCAACAGAAGACGATTTGTAGCTTGGGTCGACTCTAGGCCTAAACAACATCTTGGTTGTCTTTGGCTGCAAGAAATCGACGCTCTGATACATACCATTAAAGTGCCTAGTCATCACAGCATGAACCTCCTGATGCGGTGTCAAAACCTCCTGGTCCACCTTTGCATAAACAAAGACAGTATCCCCAACCTCAAATGCTCTGCATATCAACGACACCCCAAAAACATCTTCTATATATTCTTCTTTTTGCGGCGCTATACCACGCCTTTGTTTTACGTAAACATGTGTCGCATCTCGGAACGGAACAGCAGAGACAGTATCAAATTCTGTATTTATTCTTATAACCAAAGGAATGTTTTTATCTTTTCGGAACTTATAACTCAACCTGTTTGTTTTATTTTTATTTTTAGAATTTTTTCTTATGTTTTGATTTTGTTTTCTGGTACCGGCCACGTCGTCAGTAACACCTATGAAACCTTCTTCTTGGTAGACCAACCGCTCATCGACCCAGTTCCTGACTGGGCCGACAAATTTAG